ACCTGGTTGGATATTCGCCGATTGCACTTGCCAAAAATGCAATCGGCATTTCTATTGCCTGTGAAGAATATGGAGCATCGTTTTTTGGAAACGGTGCTTCACCAAGTGGCGTGTTAGAACACCCCGGAGTGATCAAAAATCCGGAACGTGTGCGTGATGCCTGGCAGAGAGCCTATGGCGGAAGAAATGCTCACAAGGTCGCAGTTTTAGAGGAGGGCATGAAGTTTACTCCTATTGCTATTCCAAATAATGAAGCACAGTTTCTGGAAACCAGAAAGTTTCAGATCGAGGAGATTGCAAGAATGTACCGTGTACCGCTCCATATGATTGGCGACCTTGACCATGCAACATTCAGTAACGTAGAACATTTATCCCTTGATTTCGTGAAATACAGCCTTGACCCTTGGATTGTTCGATGGGAGCAGTCCTTACAGAAAGCACTTCTTTCTGATTCTGAAAAGGGGCAGTATTTCGTGAAGTTCAATGTAGACGGACTTCTGCGTGGCGATTATGCTTCAAGAATGCAGGGCTACGCTACTGCAAGACAAAACGGCTGGATGTCGGCGAATGACATCCGAGAACTTGAAGATATGAATATGATTTCAGACGAAGAAGGCGGAAATCTGTATCTTGTAAATGGCAGCTTTACAAAACTCGCTGATGCAGGAGCATTTGCAAATCCAAAAAAGGAGGAGAAAACCGAATGAAGAAATTCTGGAACTTTATCCAAAACGAATATACATCGGAAACAGAGCTTTTGTTTAACGGACCTATTTCGGAAGATACCTGGTGGGGCGATGAAGTGACACCTGCCCTTTTCCGTGACGAACTTTCAAAAGTCAGCGGAAATCTGACAGTCTGGCTGAATTCACCAGGGGGCGATGTGTTCGCTGCAAGTCAGATTTATTCTATGCTGAAAAGTCACAAAGGCAAGGTTACCGTGAAAATTGATGGCATTGCTGCCTCCGCTGCGTCTGTTGTGGCAATGGCAGGCGATGAAACTTTGATTGCACCAACTGCCCTAATGATGATCCACGACCCCAGCACTTGTGCTATGGGAAATAAGGCGGATATGGAAAAGGCTATCATCTTGCTCGATGAAGTCAAAGAATCAATCATCAACGCCTACGAAACAAAATCCCATCTCAGCAGAAATAAGATTGCAAAACTGATGTCCGATGAAACATGGCTCAATGCGAAAAAGGCTCATGAGATGGGGTTTGTAGACGGGATTCTGTTTGCAGAGAAGAAAAAGCCTGTTGTTCCCAAAGAGGAAGAACCGGCTGAAGAGGAAAAAGAAGATACACTGACTGCAATGACCTATTCCAAATCGAAGAATCTATCTGCATTCTTATCCAAAGTATCTGCATCAGCAGAATCCGTTACAGGCACACCCATTGACCAGCTTGAAAAAAGGCTGGCATTACTGAAATATTAAGGAGGATTTTAACTATGGCTATGACAATTCAGGAACTCAGAGAAAAGAGAAAGAAGGCTTGGGACACTGCCCGTGATTTTCTTGACAGCAAGCGAAATGCAAACGTCGTTCTCAGTGAGGAAGATTCCAAGACCTATGATGCAATGGAACAGACCATTGTCGATCTTGGCAAGGAAATTCAGCGTCTGGAACGACAGGCTGAAATCGAAGCTGAAATGAATAAGGCAACCTCAACACCTGTTCTCGGTAAGCCTGCCACACCAAATGTAACGGAAAAGACAGGTACAGCAAGCGACACTTACAAAACGGCATTCTGGAACAGTATCAGAAACCGCAACTGGATCGATGTCCACGATGATTTACACATTGGCACAGATGCAGAGGGCGGCTATCTTGTTCCAGATGAGTTTGTGCGCCTGTAAAAGGCGATGTTTACAGTAGATTAGGCTCTACACCGCACAGCAGAGCGGTTGTCAATCTGCCTAACCGATGACAGGAAACTGGACACGGGAACACAGCACGGCAGAAACGCAGGAAACGCCAAAAGGATATGAGGCGAGTAGTACCTGCAATGACAAGATAACATAAGGATAAGGCTGGATTGCCAAAGCAAAGGTTAGCTCCTTTTTCCGGGAAGGGTGTGGAAATTATCCTGAAACCACTTTCATGATTCCACCATAATATTGAATTCGTTATGGTGTCTGCTATAGGTCATGAAGCAAGCGTGAGACCACGTGAGATAAACCGAAATGCTATCCCACAGTTATCACTTGCCTATAAGCATCGTTAAACAGGGATTGCCTAAGTGGAAATGCCGAAAGGCTATGTCTATTCGAGACTGAATATTCCATATGGCAACGGAGCTTCCGTAGTAGTCCGAGGTGGGTAACGCCCACTACATGGCGAAGGGAAGCAGTTTGTTAATTCCAAAGTAAGAAGATGAAAGGGAGGAGAATCCTCATGAATCCAACATCGGAGATTTTGGAGCGTGTCAATAAAAGTTCCTCGGAACATCATGACGGAGTCTTTACAAGGCTCTTTCGCTACCTTCTGAGAGAGGACATTTATTTTGCAGCTTACCAGAAATTATATGCAAACAGTGGAGCAATGACTCCCGGAAGTGACAACGACACTGCTGACGGTTTTAGTGCTGAATATGTGTATGAACTGATTGAAGAATTGAGGTCAGGAAAGTACAAGCCGAAGCCTGTGCGCAGAGAATATATCAGGAAACAGAACGGAAAAATGCGCCCACTGGGTATTCCGTCATTTCGAGATAAACTTCTGCAAGAGGCGGTTAGAATGTTTCTGGAAGCAATCTATGAACCGTTATTTTATGACCAGTCACATGGGTTCAGACCGGAGAGAAGCTGTCATACAGCTCTAGACCAGATAAAGACAAATTTTCGTTCTGTAAAATGGTTCATAGAAGGTGACATCAAAGGTTGTTTTGACAATATAGACCATGCAGTGCTTATCAAGACGTTAGAAGTCAAAATCAAGGACAGCAGATTTATCAATATTATCAGAGCTTTCCTGAAAGCAGGTTATGTGGAAGATTTTCAATACCACACAACGCTCTCCGGTACACCGCAGGGTGGAATTATATCCCCTATCCTGGCAAATATCTACCTGCATGAGCTTGACCGAAAAGTCATGGAACTCAAGGAAAAGTTTGATAAGCAGTCTACACGACACCAGACACCGGAATATCTTCATTTAGCAAAAAGACGACAGACACTTCAGAAGAAGATTGACCGGGTAAAAGGTGAAGAACGTGAGCTGGCAATTAAGGAATATAAAGCGGTGTGCAGCCAAAAGCTGAAAACACCTGCCAGAATGTCCGACGATAAAAAGCTTATATACTGCCGATATGCTGATGATTTTCTAATTGGAATCAGCGGAAGTAGAGAAGACTGTGAAGAAATTAAGGAGATTCTGAGAGAATTTCTATCAACGCAGTACCATTTAGAGTTGAGTGCTGAGAAAACAAAGATCACACACAGTGCTGAACGAGTACGTTTCCTTGGTTATGACGTTGCGGTACGCCGAAGCCAGAAGATAAAGAAAAAGGCAAACGGTGTTAAACAAAGAACGCTGAATAACTCTGTAGAATTAACTGTACCTCTTGAAGATAAGATCATGCAATTCTTGTTCAAAAACGACATCATAGAACAAAAGCCAAACGGAGAAATTTGGGCGGTTTGCGTTCCAAGATTAAGACATCTTTCGGAAGTGGATATTGTGAACAGGTATAATGCACAAATCCGTGGCATTTGCAATTATTACTGCTTAGCAGCGAATTATGATAAGCTGAATTATTTCCGTTATCTTATGGAATATAGCTGTCTAAAGACGCTTGCAAGCAAAAGCAACAGCACAACGAGAAAAATTATCCAAAAGTATCGTCATGACGGCAAATGGGCTATTCCCTATGAAACCAAAGGTGGTATCAATTATGCAAAACTCGTCTCGTTAGCTGATTGCAAAGCCGGTAAATTGATGTCCGATAAAGACCCATGGCAATACAAATCCTTTGACACGAAAAAGCTGTCACAATATGTACGGCTAAGTGCAGGGGTATGTGAGCTGTGTGGTGATAATAGTGATTCCTGCTGTATTTATCATGCAGGTAAAATGAAGAATCTGAAAAGCACTACGGAATGGGGCAAGAAAATGCTTCACATGAGACGTAAAACGTTGATTGTTTGCCCGAAATGCTTCAAAAAGATTCACAGGGAACAAAATAAATGACATGTCAATAATGAATGGAAAGCCGTGTACATCGAGAGGTGTAAGCACGGTTTGGGAGGGGCTTTGTGCAAACCTGTCATCGAAAGATGATAAGGCGGCACACTGCTACCTCACGAACGGAAGCTGGTAGAAGCACTGACCGAAGAAAACATTTTCCGGCAGCTGGCAACCGTCATCAAAACTTCCTCTGGCGATCGAAAGATTCCCATCGTTACTTCTAAGGGCGAAGCTGCCTGGATGGATGAGGAAGACGCATATAAGCTGTCGGATGATACCTTTGGACAGGCTTCCCTTGGTGCGTACAAGGTTGGCACAGCAATTAAGATCTCTGAGGAACTGCTGAATGATGCTGCTTTTGACCTGCCGTCCTATATTGCAAAAGAATTTGCAAGAAGAATCGGTGCAAAGGAAGAAGAGGCATTCTTCATTGGTGATGGCAAGGGCAAGCCAACCGGTATCTTCGCTGCAACGGGTGGTGCAGAAAGCGGGGCAACAACCAGCACTGCAAATATCACTTTCGATGATGTTCTGGAACTGTTCTATTCCCTGAGAAGTCCGTATCGCAAAAAGGCAGTCTGGGTGCTGAACGATTCCACAGTAAAGGCACTCCGCAAGCTGAAGGACAGCACAGGAAATTACATCTGGAATCCGTCTGTGCAGGCAGGCGTACCGGATACCATTTTGAACCGTCCGTACTACACTTCCAGCTATGTGCCGGAGATCAAGGCGGGTGCAAAGTGCCTTGCTTTTGGTGATTTCAGTTATTATTGGATCGGTGACCGGCAGGGTCGTTCCTTTAAGCGACTGAATGAAGTATTTGCAATGAATGGTCAGGTTGGATTCCTCGCATCTCAGCGTGTCGATGGCAGACTGATTCTGACCGAAGCCGTAAAGACACTTGGCATGAAAGCGTAATCAGAGAAAGGGGTTGGAGTGGGTGGTAACTTTACAGGAAGTCAAACAGTATCTGCGGATTGATTTTGAAGATGATGATACATTGTTGCTCTCCCTTATTTCAACTGCAAAACAGCTGGTAATGGATGTGGGAAGAATGGACGAGGAACGCTTTTCAGAAAACGAAGATGTGGTACGGACAGCAATGCTCTACACAGTTTCCTATCTCTATGAAAACCGCAATACTGCAGACTTTTCCAAACTGACATTAACACTTCGTGCCATGCTGTTTGCATAGCGAGAGGATGTGATTTGATGGAAATTGGAACACTCAATCAGCGAATCACCTTTCTGGTGAATCGTGTCGTTACCGATGAAATCGGAAATCACACCGCTGTGTGGGGCGAAGCCTTTTCCTGCTGGGCAAAAGTGACTTTGAAAGCTTCTGCGAAGCATACGGACGCTGGTGTGACCAAAGAAACACAAACACTGGAATTCCTCATTCGGCAAAGTCAGCACTGGATGCCGTCTGTAACAGGCAATCGAATCTTGTTTCAGGGAAACATTTATGACATCACCGGTATTACACCGGATTATCTGCACAAGGATTATCTGAAACTTGCTGCAGAAGCCAGAAAGG